GCCCCCGCTGGTGCTGGCACGACTTTGCCAGTAGAAAACAATCTATGGTACGACTTAACGAACCCTTTATTCAACGAAGAAACTCAAACTGCTGAATCATGGAATGATGATAACTCAGACTTTACTAACGACATTTGGGTTGATGGTGAAGTTGCTTGCGCTTTGATTGTGCCAGAAACCAGAACTTACATGGTTATCGGTAATGATAAGTTTAGGCGTTCTAGTGCCTATTACAAGGGAGTGGATTATGCATCTGATAATGTATCTGTCAGCAATGGCCCTCAAGCTTATCACGGCGCAGACTGGTTTTGTGAATACTGGCTTTATAGCGTAGACGACTTATTACGCGTTAAGAATGGTGAAATAACGCCATACTCTGTGCGCCCTTACGAAAGAGGCATGTTAAACCTTCCTGTTTTAACGGGTGGGGAAAACGAAAATGAAATTCATTTTACGGGTGGTAATTACGACCCTGTGAATAACCGCATACTGTTATCGGTTAATTACGGTGACAGAGTTTCTACTGGCAGAAGGCCTTTATATCTTTCATATAAAATAGACGTAAATGGGGTAACACCAGCATCAAATCCACGACCTGCCATTTATGGTCGAAGCGAAGGGGAGACTGGATATGAAAACTATTACATTGCAAAAACAGCCAACGAAAACATTTATGCCGCACATATTTATACGTGGAGAATAATTTCTGGTGATGCTTCTCTACAAGTCATTGAAAATGACTATGTAAGAGTGATAGGTAATACTGACGGAACAGTTGTTATTGGTGTTACATCAAGCGATGACACAACGGTATCGAGCGAAGTAACGCACAGCATAGAGTTTACGCAAAACAGCTTGCCAGTTCCTTATGCTGGCTCTGACCAGTCAGTGTCACAAGGCGCTCAAATAGTAATAGGTTCAGATGCTACAATATCAGATGCAGACGCAAACGACCCCAAATCAACCAATTGGGAGCAAGTGCGCGGAACATCCGTAACCGTTCCAGCTTATAGAAATAATGATGTTACAACTAGTACGGTAAATGCGCCTAATGCAGATGAAAAGTTAACATTTGTTCTACTGCAAACAGACAGGCACGTTACAGTTGCGAGTAAAGTGGATTTCACTGTTGGCAGCCCATCTAGTGCGCCTCCTTACATCATCGCAAATTCACCACTCTATCAGATAATTGTGGAAGGTGACGAAAAGCCAGAGTTTAACGTAACCGCATTCAAAGATGATGGAACAGAAATAACGGGTAGTATCGTTCAGACTGGTGATATAGACACGTCGCTTGTGTCTCAATTGCAGACTGTAAACTTTGATGTTTCAGACGAAAACGGAAGTGCAACAACCGTTACAAGAACGGTGATGGTTAGACCTTTGAATTCTAACACTTCTGTACAATTACCAATAGTTAACGCAGGTCAAAACATGACCGCTACAAACGGTGAGACTGTTACTTTATCAACAGCAACAGCTAGCGACTATGATTCGTTATTGTGGACTTGTACGAGCGGTCAGTCTCCAACATTCTCAGATGCTACGGAGCTTAACCCAACCGTGACGTTTAACGAAGTTGGTGTACATACACTTCAGCTTGCAGCAACTAACACGGACGGTACAACAACCGACACATTAACCGTGACTGTTCAAGCGGTTATTGTCGATTCAGGTTATAACTCGTCGAACCCACCGGCCCTAGTAGCTCAAATGGTTGGTAAGAACGGCGCATCAATGTGGGAATATGATAGCGCTGATTCACCGTCCAATGTGCGTCAAAATGGCTACTTCACCGATGGTGTGGCGTTAGGTATGAAAGTCGGTGACGTGGTGACACAAATTGACACAGTTGGCGCAACTGTGCATCACATGTATACTGTTAAATCATTGAACAGTGACGGTAGTGTTAACTTATCTGACGGTACCGCTATCAACTAAACAAGGTATAACAACATGGCGCTAGACCAATTAGCTATCTACAACGGTGCGTTACAGTTAATTGGTTCGCGCCGTTTAGCCTCATTAACTGAAGATCGTGAAACTCGATACGAGCTCGACGAAATATGGGATGCGTCACCAGCTTACTATTGTGCGGAACTGACCAAACCATTATTCGCTACAAAGCTTATAAAACTCGCATCACCGACCAGTAGTACTGTTCACGATTACGAGTACGTACACACGCTACCTTCAGGGTATGTAGATATCGTATCACTCCATCAAGATGGTAAACTCGACCAGCGTGTTGAACGCTTCGTACGCGACGCTAACACCATTCTTTGTGAATTACCCGTGGTTTACCTACGTTATGTGGAAAAGTCGTTACTAGATACACTGACGAACTGGAATGCGTCATTCACACGTCTTGTTATGGCGTATATGGCGTTTGAACTGGCTGAACGCATCAAACCTGACGCACTGGATAAAGTGTCACAGGTTTATCAAGAACGCCTTAAAATTGTCATTGAATCGAATCAGGGTGATGAACCACTTGTTCGGCCCGTCAATAGCGCTAATGATGATTTCAAACTCAGCTTGTACAATAACGCGTTAATCGCTGCGTCACTACCACGACTTAAATTATTAACCGATGATTCTGATGCTCGTTACAACTTAGACGCAATATGGGCACTTGAACCACATTTATACAGTGCTGAACTTGTTAAGCCTCGATTCGCCACCAAGACTGTTCAACTGAATATGTCGGTGGAGTCTGACCAGCATGAACTAGATAACGTATTTGACTTACCTGAAAACTTTGTCGAATTGGTTGGTGTGTTCAGTGACCCACGACTTGACCAACCTGTTGCACGCTTTATCCGTGAAGGTGACACCATAGCGTGTGAATATCAAACGATTTACGTACGCTACATCGACGGTTCACTGTTAGATGATTACGCTAATTGGACGCAGACGTTCACACGTGTTGTTTACAATTATATCGCTAAACTTCTAACTGAACGTAACCCTGAAGCGGCCGGTAGACTTGAATTTGTTGAACAACAATTCGCAACCGCGTTAAGTACGTCCGTTGCTAGTGAAGGCGCTGACGAACCCGCGACACGTAGTAAGAAGTCAACGTTTGAATTAACACCGCAATGGTTAGCGATTTACAACGACGCGTTACTGATATTAGGTGAAGACCACCTGGTGAATATTGAAGATGATTCACAACGTCGTTCGATATTAGACATTTGTGTAAATTCAGGTGTGGTTGAATCGGTGCTTGAAGATATCGGGTGGCATTGGGCAACTACATCGATGCGTATCACCAGTGATCCCGCACTTGAAACTGAATGGGGTTATCAGTACGCGCATCATTTACCTACCGACTTACATCGATTTGACGGGGTGTGGTATGACGAATACATGCAAACACCTATCAAGCATTACACAGATGAAGCGGGCGTGTTGATGTGTAACGTGGATGAAATCTTTATCAAGTACGTATCATCTGATTGGTTACAATTCCCTGAAAAGTGGAAACCTTCGTTCAAGCGTTACATTGCTGCAAAGATTGCGTACGACACAATGAACCGTTTCCCTAATGCTGATAAGAACGCAGTGATTAAAGCGCATGACCAGCGCAAGAATGATGTGAGAGCTATTGACGCACAACAATCACCACCACAATTATTGACACGTGGTAACTGGACTAGAACGCGCACAATGGGTGGACCTAACAGAGGTAGACCATAATGGGATTGGTGTATAACAAATTCAACCGTGGTGAAATAGACGATTTACTGTTAGCACGTGAAGATGTAGACCGTGTTAGTGATAGTGCTGCGTTTATGAACAATTTCATACCTTCACGTATGGGGCCGATGATGTATCGTCCAGGTATGCAGTATTTAGGTGAAGTTGTTACATCAGACGTATATTTCGTTCCATTCTTCGCGTCACGTGACAGTACCGCGTTACTTGAATTCACAGATCAACGTTTACGCATTTGGGATAATGAACAGTTAATCACATCATCTGCCACCAGCGATACCATTAGTAATGGTGACTTCGCGACGGATTTATCAGGTTGGGTTACTAACAACGACACCGGCGCGTTTGTCATTTGGGATAATGGTACCGCACGTTTTGCCGGTACAGGTATAGGTAAGGCGTCAATCTATCAAACGTTGACAGGTACCGACACTGGCGCGGAACATACGCTTGAAATCGTTGTGGTTGAGGCTCCTATCACCATCGCTATCGGTACATCAGGTGCTGACAGTGATGATATATTCACGGGTTCGTTAGCGCCTGGTACTCACTCACTGGTATTCACACCAGATTCAGACGTTACGATCACTCTATCCAGTCGTTTGGAATATTACGCGCGTGTTGACAGTATTCAATTCAAAGGTGCCGGTAATCTTGAATTACCTACGGATATCAGTAGTTCTCAAATCCGTAGCATTCGACATACTCAATCCGCTGATGTGGTATTCATCGCTTACAACAACGGGCAACAATATCGTGTCGAACGTCGCGGTGTGAAATCGTGGTCCATCACTAAATACCAATCCAATGATGGACCGTTCGGGTTCATTAATGATACCGACATCACATTACGTTCAAGTGTGTTGAGCGGCAACGGTACACTAAGTTCGAGTGCGCCTTATTTCACACCGGAACATGAAGGTGCGCTTTATAAGTTACTTTCATCTGGTCAGACTGTATCCGAATCTGTAACGGCTGAAGAAAGCGGTACAAACGGTATACGCGTGACAGGTGTTGAAGAAGAACGTAAGTTCAACATCAACGTTAACCTTTCAGGTGCGTCAGCTACGGTGACGTTACAACGCTCCACGGATGATGTGACATGGACAGATGTTGAAAGTTACACGTCTAACACATTCAAATCATACGACGACACACTGGATAACAGTATTCTGTACTATCGCCTTTTCGTGAAAGCAGGGGATTACACCAGCGGCACCATTACACTAAGTCTAAGTTACGCGGGTGGTTCAATTGAAGGTGTAGCACGTGTCACGCGTTATGTTACGTCTACATCAGTCGCTATACAGATTTATCAAGATTTCGGCTCTACAACTGCGACACGTGACTGGTACGAGGGGCAATGGTCTGACTTTAACGGATACCCATCATCTGTGGCATTGTATGAAGGCCGTTTGTGGTGGGCCGGTAATACGCGAATATGGGGTAGTGTGTCAGATGCTTATAACTCATTTGACGACACGCTTGAAGGTGGTGATGCACCCATTCAACGCACTATCGGTTTCGGCCCTGTTGATGTAGTTGATTGGTTGGCGATTAGTTCACGCTTGTTGATGGGAGTGGCCAGTGATGAAATAAGTGTACGTTCATCATCATTTGGTGAAGTTTTAACGGACGCTAATATAAATCTTAAATCTGGTTCATCGCAAGGTGTGGCACCTATCGAACCTATTCGTATCGATGATGATGTTTTATTTGTACAGCGTGCTAAAAAGCGAGTGTTCAAATTAGCGTATGACGCTGGACGTGATTCTCACATAGCTATTGATATGTTAACGCTGAATGAATCCATCATAGATGGTTCCAAAATACGCAAGCTAGTAGTAACTAGACAACCTGAAACACGTGTATTCGCTATCTTGGAAAACGGTAAAGGTTTAGTGCTTACGTATGATAATGCTGAAGATGTGAAAGCGTGGTCACGATTTGATACTGATGGTACGATGAAAGACTTAGTAGTTTTACCTAGTGATGATGAAGACAGACTTTACATTGTTGTACAGCGAAATAATGGGGTGTTTTTAGAAAGACTGTCTGAATTTGAACAAGTATCACGTTACCCTTACGACTCGCACAAACGTTATAACTCACCTGGTAGTACGTTGACAGGGCTTCAACACTTAGCAGGTGAAACGGTGAAAGTGTGGGCAGACGGGGTTATATTAGGTGAACAGTTGGTGCCTGGTTCAGGTGTTATCAACATTACCGGATCACACACATACGTCACGGTTGGTTTACCCTACACTGGTGAATACACGTCAAATAAGTTGTCAGGTTTTGTACGTTACTCCACACTTACTAGACGAAAACGTGTACTAGGTGTGGGGATGATTGCACGCGATATATGTCGCGCCGGTTTCTTAGTCGGTTCAAATGCTGACAATTTATACCCTTTACCATTAATTGAACGTGGTAGAGAAGTTGATTTGAACCGACTAATAAGTGTGTATGACGAACCCAGTTTCGAGTTTAGTGGCGATTTTGATGTTGACAGCCGTGTACACATTAAGTGTGAAGCCCCTTGTAAAATAATGGCGATGGTTTATGACATTGAAGAATCAGAAAGTAGAAATCAGAACAATAACCAAAGCTGATATTCTAAAATTCAATAACGGTGAACCATATAGTAATTCACTACGTGGTTTAGCCGTTGAACGTGATGGTGAACTATTAGCCATAGCGGGTGTGATGCACTCAGCATATTTACAAGTGTTTAGCTCTATGACGGATGAAATGCGTAAATATCCAATCATGATACTTAAAACCGCTAAACGATTGTTGCAAATAATGGAAAGCTATAATCAACCGTTGTATGCTTTAGCGAGTGATGATGAACCAACAAGTGAACAATTTCTTAAACACCTTGGTTTCGAGCTTTTTAATATTAACGAAGACGGAAGGTATTTCGTATGGCACAGGCATTAAAAGTAATTAGCCCCGTTGTAGGCGGGTTCGGTCAAGATCGTGCCGCACGTTATGAAGCTAAACAACTTGAAGCGCAAGGTAAAGCTGTTGAAGCGCAAGGTACACGTCAAGCTGAAAATATCAGACGTAACGTTCAAGGTATTTTAGGTGACTTGACCGCTGCAACGGTTGCGCAAGGTGGAAGTAATTCAGACCCTGGGGCGATACGTCGGGCGGCAAAAATTGAATCACGTGGTAAATTCAACGAAGAAGCGGCGCTTTTCGGTGCTGGTGAACAAGCGGCTGGTTTACGTAACAAAGGTCGGGCGGCACGTTTTCAAGGACGTATGGCGCGTAATCAAGGCATCATGCAAAGCGCTGGCAACTTCCTTTCCGGTGGTAAAGATTTGAAATCCGCTGGTTCAAGTATGCTGAAGGTTTTCGGGGGTTAATATGGCTATACGTTTACCTGATGTTCGTAATATTCAAGTCGCAGATTTCAGTGGCAACCGTGGCGTTGCGCGACTGGATATGTCGAACGCGGGAGCAGGTCTTGCGTCAATCGGACAAGGTTTGTCTGAAATGGGTGAACGTCGCGCCTCTTATCAAGCCAGTAAAGCACGTACTGAATTTTTAACAGGTTACACAAGTGAAATAAATTCGTATGATGAACGTACGGATTATCAAAACTTTGACCAAGATTTCCGTAAAAACTCTGAACAATTACTTAACGATGCAGCATCCACAATCGAAAACGAACGGGTTCGACAAGAATTCATCGATAATGGAATGTTGCGAATACAAGAAGGGGCTGAACGTGTTAGAAATCAAGCGTATAAGCAAGAAGTTGATTATGAGCGTGGCACAGTGGTTAATGACCTTAGCACACTTAGAGAAACTGCTATTACTGCAAAAGATACGAATGTCGTCGATGCTATCAACACCATGGAAGACCGTATTCAGTCTTCTATTGATGTCGGGTATTATTCCCGCGAAGAAGGTGAGAAACTTAAACAGGCATGGCGAGTCGATGTGGCTAAGGCGCGAATCGAAGCGATGGACCCTTCCACACGTATTGAGGCACTCAAACAACCATGGGCCAGTAATTTACCAGCCGAATTAAGGGCGCGTATAGAGCGTGACGCTAAGACTGAAACAAAAGAGTACGAAGCTATCAGTATCAGCGATTCGTACATTGATGAAGGTCTGTCACGCTCTGAAGCGTTATCACGCATTGGTAAGATTAAAGATCCCGAACTACGTCAATCCGTAGAAACCCGATTCGATTACCAGTTTCAACGTGCGCAACAAGCTGAACAGGAAGAACAACAACAGTTGTATGATGACTACGTTGATGAAATTGCTTCAGGTAAAGCAACGATTGATTTCATACCACGTGAGAAATGGGATCGTATGAACGGCGCAACACGTAGTAATATGCGCGCGCTTCAGGCTCAGGCCGCTAAACCACGTACTGTGTCGGACGGTGATGCACTGGTAACACTTGCCGTACTTAAAGCGAACGACGATTACCAAGGTATCGTGGAATTCTTGCGCGAAAACAGCGCAATGCTTAAACCGTCAGACCGCGTTAAATATGCTGAAATTGCTATTGATGGTTCAATCCCTATCGAAGTAGACGACGGTTTAACAGACATTCAAATCATTAACGGTAAACTGACTGAAGCGGATATCACCGACAAAAAAGCTAAAGATTTATTACTTAACCGTATGGGTGATTGGCGTCGCAACTACATTCAAAGTTTCAACAAGACACCGGATGATGCAGAACGTGACAAGTTCATAGACCGTCAGTTGATGGATGTTGTAACGTCACCAGGTTTCTTATGGGATAGTACGAAGCGCGTTTACGAAATGGACGACGATGATTTCCAAAGCGCTATCACCACCATCCGTGAAGAAGACCCGAATACGTTGAACGACGTTATAAACTATTACAACAATAACGGGTATCAACCGTCACAGGCTGAAATTATCGAAACGTATAATAAGCTACGTGAGCGTAAATTGCGCAATACTGGTAATTAGTTTAACCTTAGCAACATAACCTAATTACGTGTTGTTAAGATGAACGAAGAAAATAAAAATCTGCTAGATGAAATCACAGGGTTGCGCCAGCCTAAAACATCAGCGCTGAACATTCGTAATGCTGTTAAAATGGACCCCGAACAAGCGGCCCGTGATATTGAACTAGCAACTAAAACGACACTTCCTCTTGATACGGTTCAACGCAACCGTGACGAACTTCAACAACGCGAATACGTCAACAGTGTAGGTAATCTGGAAGGTTTCCCCGCTGTTGAACGTTTCATGTCTGACCAGCGTAACGCGGCTGTTGCCGTGGACGATATTGAAAACCTGAAGCTTACTGAAAAAGCGATTCAAGACGATATAGGTATATGGTCCACTTTTGACAATTGGGCGGGTGGTACACTTAACCGTGTTAACACATTAACCGGTAACTTCATTGAATTGGTTGGTAACATGGGTGATGAAATCCGCGACGTGTTTGACACGTTAGGTATACCGAACCCGGGTATCGTAATCGGTGAAGACGGTATGTCTTTTACACGTGACATACCGCGTGACATGCCTAGCATTCTTACCGAAACGGGTAAAGCTATCAGTGAAGGTCAAGGTTACGACTACGTACCACAATTCACATGGGAACGTTTGAAAGGTGATATCAGTGTACGCAATTTATCAGGTTATGTAGCCGAACAAGGTATACAGTCACTTCCCGACATGGTTGCTGCGATGTTAACGTTACCGGCTTATATCGCGTCACGCACTGAAGAAATCGCTGAAGAACGTGTAGCTAATGACGAACGTAAAGACGTTGAACTTGCTGACTTAGGTAAATCACTGGTACCTGCGTTAGGTGTATCACTGATTGAACGTCTTGGCGCAAAAGTCACATTTGGTAAAGGTGGAGTGAGTTCACCACTTGACGCACTTAAAGCGACGGGTGGGGCCGCTGCAATCGAAGGTGGTACCGAATTCGTACAAGAAGGTATTGAATATCTCGGTGAAACACTCGGTACACAGAAAGAGTTTGACACCGGTGAAATGTTCGACCGTCAACTTGCTGGTCTTGTAGCCGGTTCAGGCATGGGTGGCGCTATCCGTGGAACCACCAGCACAATCGAAGCGTTAGCGAGTCGCACATCACGTCGCGTTGAAACGAACATTGAATCACTAGGCGAACAGCAACTTATCGATAAGATTGTTGAGTATTCACAGTCTAGCCGTTTACGTGGACGTATGGCAGATCGTTACGCTGATTTCCTACGCGGTACCAATTCACCACGTGAAGTGTTCGTGACAACTGACGGTATAGAAGCGGTGAAACAATTAGGTGTGGCATTACCGCAATCACTAACCCGTCAAGATAATGATTTAGGTTTAGACACTACGATGGATATCGCCACGTTTGCGACTGAAATCGCTGGTAATCCTGAACTGATGGAAGTGTTACGACCTCACGTTCGTTTATCATCTGAATCACTCAGCTTGAACGAAATGGAACAGCACGACTTAGAACTGGAAAAAATGGTTGAACGTGCTGAACAGTCTAAAGAATTGAAAGCTGAAGCAGACCGTATTTATGATGAAGTGAAAGACCAGATTGTTGCAACAGGTAGACAGTCTGAAGCAACCGCACGTTATAGCGCACGTATTATCCCCGCCTATGTCACGACTAAAGCCGAAGCACTTGGCTTAACTCCGGCTGAAGTGTACGAGCGTATGGGTTTGAAAGTTACAGGCCCTGCGACTGAATTGCGCGAAGGTCAGACGTTGTTAAACCAA